ATGGCGCAGATCGGCAAGACGACGACCCGGGATGCGCGCAGCGTGCGCCCGGGGGCGGCGCAGATGACGCAGTTTTTGGAATCGCTGGCGGAGTCGTCGAACGTCGCGGCGTCGGCGCGCGCGGCGGGGGTAACGGGCAATGCGATGTATCGCGAACGGCGGCGCAATGAAGGGTTTGCGGCGCGCTGGCACGAGGCGCTGTGCGAAGGGTTTGCGCGGCTGGAGGCCGAACTATTGTCCGAGGCGCTGGTCGCGCCGAGCGGCAATGTGAAGGATGCGACGCTGAAATCGCGGGCGCAGAAATATCGGCTGGGGCTGGCGTTGCTGGCGGCGCATCGCGCGGCGGTGCGCGGGGCAAAGCTGCCGGGCGGCGGCGGCGCGGCGACGCTGGGAAGTGCGAAGGAACGGCTGCGGGCGAAACTCTATGCGATGCACGAGCAGATGGAGGCCGAAGCCGCCGGTGATGTGGAGCGGGATGACGGAGCGTGACGGGCGCTGTTGCGCGGGTAGGGAATGGTAAAGGGGCAATCGACAGCTGGCTGAAGCCATTGTCCGGGAAAAAATGTACCGCGTTGCTGACTGACTGGTCGTGGTGGCGGCGCGCCGACCAATGTCCGCCGCCGGGTGACTGGCATGTCTGGATGTTGCTGGCGGGGCGCGGGTTCGGCAAGACGCGGACCGGCGCCGAGTGGGTGCGTGCTTTTGCGGAAGCGACGCCGGGGGCGCGGATCGCGCTGGTCGCGGCGTCGCTGCACGAGGCGCGGCAGGTGATGGTCGAGGGCGAGAGCGGCTTGCTGGCGATCGCGCCCGACGCGTTGCGGCCCGATTATGAAAGCAGCTTGCGGCGGCTGACCTGGCCGAACGGCGCCGTCGCGACGCTCTATTCGGCGGCCGAGCCCGACAGTTTGCGCGGCCCCGAACATGCCGCCGCCTGGTGCGATGAAGTCGCCAAATGGCCGCAGGGCGAGGCGGCGTGGGACAATTTGATGCTGACGATGCGGATCGGCGCGCAGCCGCAGGTGGTCGCGACGACGACCCCGCGCGGGGTGCCGCTGGTGCGGCGCTTGATGAAGGAAAAGGGCGTCGCGGTGACGCGCGGCGCGACCGAGAGCAACCGGTTGAACCTGTCACCGCGCTGGCTGGCGACGATGGGGGCGATCTACGACGGGACGCGGCTGGGGCGGCAGGAACTGGACGGCGAGCTGCTGGAGGATGTCGAGGGGGCGCTGTGGACGCGGGAATTGATCGAGCGGTGCCGGGTCGATGCGGATGCTATCGGCAAGCTGGTGCGGGTGGTGATCGGGGTCGATCCGCCGGCGAGCGCGCAGGGCGATGCGTGCGGGATCGTGGTTGCGGCTTTGCTGCGCGATGGGCGGCTGGCGGTGGTCGAGGACGCGAGCGTCAAGCGCGCCGCGCCGGGGGTGTGGGCGCAGGCGGTCGCCGCCGCGGCGGCGCGCTGGGGCGCCGAGCGGGTGGTGGCGGAGAGCAATATGGGCGGCGAGATGGTCGCCGCGACGCTGGCGCAGGCCGATGCCCGGCTGCCGGTGCGCCCGGTGCACGCCAGCGTCGGCAAGGCGCGGCGGGCCGAGCCGGTGGCGCTCGCTTATGAGCGCGGGCAAGTGGTGCATGCGGGGGCGTTCGCCGACCTCGAGGACCAGCTGTGCGGGTTGCAGATCGGCGGGGGTTATGCGGGTCCGGGGCGCTCGCCGGATCGGGCGGATGCTTGCGTTTGGGCGCTGGCGGCGTTGTTGGAGGGGGTGCGGTTGGGGCGGGTCGTGGGGGTTCGGCGGGTTTGATGATCGATACATCCGCAATGGAGCTAAAACACCTAACCGACCAATGAGCACCGTGGTCTGTCGATTGACCAGACTATTGATCCGTCTTAGCCTTACCTCGATTGGGGCGGCGACAGTGGAAGCGACAATGAAGAAAATCGAGCAGGCTTGTCGATTGAGGCAAGTCCACTAAATGTCGGCTCAGACTGTATCCGTGGATGCCTGCTCCAAGATGGTGGAGTCGGCAACGCGCTCGTGCCAACCTTTGATTGCCGCTGCGCCGGAGCCAACCATCGACACGGCCGATTCTCTGGCTGCCCTTTCTACGGCCTTTACGTTTGGTTCGATATTACTTGCGATCATTGCCCTACTCGGAGCAATAACGTGGGGCTTTTTCGTGAAGGTTTGGGCTGAAAAGGAAGCCAGAGAAGAGGCTGAGCGATGCACCAAAAAATGGATCGAGGAGGAGGGCTTCCCGATGCTGCGGCGGGAAATGCAGGAATGGAAGAAGACTTTTCCGCCGGAGACCCCTATATCTGATATGGATATCGCCAAACTAATGGCAGCAGTCGGCTCAGATGGAAAGGAGGAAGGCGATGGAACAGAGTGAATTAGGCATTGTCTCCCGCCATATGGAGACGGCTCCGGTAGATCTCCAAGCTATCTTCTCAGACCTAGGGATTGAGTATCAAGAGCTTTGGATGGACGACGGAGCCTCCGGTTCCATTACCCGGAAGGGCGATAGCTTCGCTGTTGCGGTTAACGCGCTAGAGTCGCTTAACCGAAAGCGCTTCACCGCCGCTCATGAGCTTGCGCACTATCTTCTGCACCGAGATCTTATGCAGATCGACGGTGACAGGATGCACCGCCACACGGATAAGCTGTATGGTGCACCAGAAGATAATCCGGCGTCGCCGTTTACGCGGCAACATGAAGTTCAAGCCAACCGTCTGGCGGCGCAAATCGTTATGCCCGGGAAGCTGGTTCGCGAAAAATTCATCGAGAAACCAAGCGTTGCTGACTTGGCGACGGACTTTGGCGTGTCCAAGGCCGCAATGGAAATCCGGCTGAGAACGCTTGGCCTAACCAGCTAAGTTTCTCGATTGAGGAACATGAGCCCCGCCTTTGCGGGGCTTTTTTTTGGAGAACATCATGAACTGGTTTGGCCGGAAGGCTGCGCAGGGGGCTGCGCGGCCTGCTTTGTCGCGGGTGTATGGGACGTATGGGATCATGGGGTCAGCGCCCGCGCCCTTGTCGTATGAGGCGCAGCTGCGCGCGGGATATCTGGGCAATGCGATTGTCCAGCGGAGCGTCAAGCTGGTCGCCGAGGCGGCGGGGATGGCGCCGGTGGTGGCGAGCGATCCGGCGTTGGCGGCGCTGGTCGCGGGGACGTCGGGCGGGCAGGGGCTTGTCGAGACGCTGGCGTCGCAGCTGCTGCTGCACGGCAATGGCTATGTGCAGATTCTGGCCGATGGGGCGGGGGCGCCCGCCGAGCTGTTTGCGCTGCGCCCCGAGCGGGTGGCGGTCGAGGCCGATGCGCGTGGGTGGCCGGTGGCTTATCGCTACAAGGCCGGCGGGTCGGCGGTGGTGCTGCCCGCCGAGGATGGCGCGGGGCGGACGGCTGTGGTGCATGTGAAGGCGCTGCATCCGCTCGACGATCATTATGGCGCGGGGTGCCTGGGCGCGGCGGCGGGGGCGATTGCCGCCCATAATGCCGCGGCGGCGTGGAATGCGGCGCTGCTTGAGAATGCGGCGCGGCCGTCGGGGGCGCTGGTGCATGATCCGGGCGACAAGGGGATGCCGTTGTCGGCCGATCAGGTCGAGCGGCTGCGCGAGGAGCTGGCGGAGAGTTTTGCGGGCGGGGCGAATGCGGGGCGGCCGTTGCTGCTGGAGGGCGGATTGCGCTGGCAGGCGCTGTCGCTGTCGCCCGCCGAGATGGATTTCCTGGCGTTGAAGGAGTCGAGCGCGCGCGAAATTGCGATGGCGTTCGGGGTGCCGCCGATGCTGCTCGGGCTGCCGGGGGACGCGACCTATGCCAATTATCGCGAGGCGAACCGGGCGCTGTGGCGGCTGACGGTGCTGCCGCTGGTGGGGAAGATTTTGGGCGGCATCGCGCAGGGGCTGCGCGGGTGGTTCGAGGGGGCCGAGCTGCGGGTGGATTTGGACAAGGTGCCGGCGCTGGCCGAGGACCGGATGGCGCTGTGGCACGAGGTGTCGGCGGCGGACTGGTTGAGCGCTGACGAGAAGAAGGCGTTGTTGGGGCTTAACTAGCCCGCATCGTCACGCCGGACTTTGAGTCGGGGTCCATGACTTTGGCGCCGCGGTGGATCCCGGATCAAGTCCGGGATGACGAATTGGAGATCATGACATGGATGAGGAAGAGGCGCTGGCGCGGTTGATCGCGCTGGCGGGGACAAGTGCGCCTGACTCTGCGCTGCTGCGCGCGGTGGTTGAGGAGGCGAGTGAGTTGGGGGCGCGGCGGGCGTTGGCGCGGCTGGGGCTGGCCGACGAGGCGGCGCGTGACGATGTCGGCGATCTGCGCCAGCTGCTGGGGGCGTGGCGCGACGCCAAGACGAGCGCGTGGAAGGCGGCGGTCGATTGGGCGGTGCGCGGGATGCTGGCGTTGCTGGTGGTCGGACTGGCGGTGAAGTTGGGGCTGCCGGGGTTGCTGCGGTGAGCGGGGCGGCATTTGCAAAGGGTTCACGCGGAGACGCGGAGACGCGGAGAGACGCTTACCGCTCTCCGTTTGTCCTGAGCTTGTCGAAGGACCGTTTTTCCCTTGTCGGCTCAGAAGAGAAGGACGGCCCTTCGACAAGCTCAGGGCGAACGGGGGAAGAAAAGGTCCGCGTCTCCGCGTGAACCCCACTCCATCCGATTTGCAGGATACGCCGCGGTGTTCGACCGGGTCGATCGTGGCGGCGATGTGGTGCGCGCGGGCGCGTTTGCGGCAAGTTTGCGGGACCGCCGTGCGGTGCCTTTGCTGTGGCAGCATCGGCCGGGCGCGGTTGTCGGGATGATCGAGACATTGGCGGAGGATGCGCGCGGGCTGCGCGTGGTGGCGCGGGTGACGCATGCGACGGCGGCGGCGCTGGTCGCGCGGGGGGCGCTGACGGGGTTGTCCTTTGGGTATCGGGTGACGGCGGCGCGCGGGAGCCATCCGCGCGAACTGCTGGGGCTGGATTTGGGTGAGGTGAGTTTGGTGGCGATGCCGATGCAGCCGTTGGCGCGGGTGATTGCGGTGGAGGGTGGATCGATCCTCCCTGCGCCGCAGGCGTGGGGAGGTGGCAGCGCGAAGCGCTGACGGAGGGGCTTTGGCGCTACCGTTGCCGCCCCTCCACCATCCGCTTCGCGGACGGTCCCGCTGGCGCTGCGCGCCGTCTGCGACTCCCCCATGGCTTCGCCACAGGGAGGATTTTTTCTGGAAGGAGTGACGGGCATGGAGTTGGATATGGAAGTGAAGGCCGATGCGCTGGACGGGGCGTTCGATGCGGTGCTGGCGGCGGAGGCGGTCGATGATTTGAAGGCGTCGGTGGCGGCGCTGAAGGCGCAGGTCGATGCGCAGGCGGTCGCGGCGTCGCGCCTGCCGCTCGACGGGGCGAAGGCGGCCGATCCGGCGCGCGATGCGTTTGTCGAGCGGTATCTGCGGCGCGGGATCGATGCGGGCGTCGAGATGAAAAGCCTGTCGGGGACGTCGGGCGGCGAGGGCGGTTTTGCAGTGCCGCGCGAGATCGACGGCAGCATTGCCGCGACGCTGAAATCCTTGTCGCCGATCCGGTCGATCGCGACCGTCGTGCAAACGGGGACGAGCGGGTATCGCAAGCTGGTGGCGACCGGGGCGATGGGCGCGGGCTGGGTCGGCGAGACTGCGGCGCGGCCCGAAACCGCGACGCGCAGCTTTGCCGAGATCGTGCCGCCGTCGGGCGAGCTGTACGCCAATCCGGCGGCGAGCCAGGCGATGCTGGACGATGCGATGTTCAACGTCGAGGACTGGCTGGCGGACCAGCTGGGCCGCGAATTTGCGGTCGCCGAGGGTAGCGCGTTCGTGACCGGCAATGGCACGAACCGGCCCAAGGGGTTCCTGACCTATCCCACCACCAGCGAGGTCGACGCGGTGCGCGCGTTCGGGACGGTGCAGCATCTGGCGACGGGAACCGCGGGCGCGTTTCCGGCGGCGAACCCGCAGGACAAGCTGGTCGAGCTGGTCCACGCGCTGCGCGCACCCTATCGCCAGGGCGCATGCTGGGTGATGAATTCGGACACGCTGGCGCGCATCCGCAAGTTCAAGACGACCGATGGCGCGTTCATCTGGCAGCCGGGGCTGGTCGAAGGGCAGGCGGCGACGCTGCTCGGCTATCCGGTGGTCGAGGCCGAAGATATGCCCGATGTGGCGGCGAACAGCCTGTCGATCGCGTTCGGCAATTTCCGTGCGGGTTACCTGGTCGCCGACCGCGGCGAGACGCGCATCCTGCGCGATCCGTTCAGCAACAAGCCGTTCGTGCATTTTTATGCAACCAAACGGGTCGGCGGTGCGATCATCGATTCGCAGGCCATCAAGCTGATGAAATTCGCCGCCAGCTGATTTCGCGCTGGCGCGATGGGCGCCCGGTCCATGCTCCCTACCCCCTTTCGGGGCGGACCGGGCGTCGACTTTTCTTGATGGAGACAAGGCGATGACGATGAGCCTGGTGCCGGGGGAGTCCCCGGTGAGCCTGAGCGACGCGCGCGGTTGGTTGCGGATGGGCGCGGCGGTCGATGACGCGGTGGTCGGGCAATTGCTGCGCGCCGCAACGAGCGTTTGCGAGGCGTTTACCGGCCAGTGGTTGGTGCGGCGATCGGGGACCGAGCTGCTGGCGCTGACCGGCGGCGCGGTGCGGTTGACAGTGCGGCCGGTGGTGACGGTCGAGCAGGTGCGGCTGGTCGCGGTGGATGGCGGGGAGACTGTCGTGGACAGCGGCGACTATCGCGTGTCGGTTGCGCCGGATGGCAGCGGACGGTTGACGATCAATGCCCCCGGGGCGGCCGAGCGGGTGCGGGTGAGCTATCGGGCGGGGATAGCCGACGATGGCGCGGGGGTTCCCGAGGCGATCCGGCAGGGGATCGTGCGGATGACGCAGCATTTATACGATGCGCGCGATGGCAAGGATCCGGCGCCGCCGGCGGTGATCGCGGCGCTGTGGCAGCCGTGGCGGGTGCTGAGCCTGGGCGGCGGGCGATGAGCGGCGCCGAGCAGGCGGTGCGGGCGAAGGCGCTGGCGCGGCTCGCGGGCGATGCCGCGCTGGCGGGGCTGGTGCATGGGGTTTTCGACGGGACGCCGGTGCGGGTGAGCGCGCCCTATGTTTCGGTGGGCGCCGCCGAGGGAGTCGATTGGGGAACCAAGGATCGGGCGGGGCGCGAGGTGCGGTTGACGCTGGCGCTGGTCGGCGTGGGCGGCGCGGTCGACGATGTGGCCGCAGGGCGGATCGAAGCGGTGGTCGCAGGGCTGCGCGGCGCGGCGGACGGTTGGTCGGTGGTCAGCGTGCGGGTGGTGCGGACGCGGTTCGGTTTCGGGCGCGACGGTGGGTGGCGGCACGAGGTGGTCGTGCGGTGTCGGTGTTTGATGGACTAACACCGTCGCCCCCGCGAAGGCGGGGGCCGCTACCGGCGTAGATCAAGGTTGCCAGCGGCCCCCGCCTTCGCGGGGGCGACGATCAATTTTACTCGCCCGGCAGGGTGTTGTTGGATTTGTAATCCTTGAACTTGTCGGTGAAGTTGGCGTGATAATCTTCGATCTGCATGTCGGCGTCTTCGGTCGCGACCGCGACCGAATCGCCGCCTGAGCGGCCCAGCGCGATCACCGCTTTACGAAAAGCGTCGCGTTCGGTCGAACAATTCGCCTTGAGCGCCATTTCATATTCGACCTCTTCGACCTTCGCCTCGAGCGACTTTTTCATGTCGTCGCGCAGGCATTTGGTGAAGGCGGCGCGCGTCGTGTCGACCGCGGGCGACTGGATCATGGCGGCAAAAATCAATGACGTAATCAGCATACTGCGACTCCCCGTTCCGCATGTTTTTATGATGAGGAGATTAGACGATGGCAATTGAAAATGGGAGCGCTTTTCTGCTCAAGGTCGGTAATGGCGCGGCGCCGCCGACCTATCAGACCGTGGCGGGGCTGCGGACGACGCAATTGTCGGTGAACGGCGAGGCGGTGAACGTCACGACCAAGGATTCGGGCGGCTGGCGTGCATTGCTGTCGGGGGCCGGGGTGCGATCGGTGTCGGTCAGCGCAGCGGGGATTTTTACCGGGTCGGCGGCCGAGGTGCGGGTGCGCGGTCATGCGCTGGCGGGGATGATCGACGATTTTGAGCTGAGCTTTGAAAGCGGCGAGCGGCTGCGCGGGCGGTTTCTGGTGACGCGACTGGACTATGCCGGCGATTATAATGGCGAGCGCAATTACACGCTGAACCTGGAATCGAGTGGCGCGGTGGTGAGCCTGTGAGCGCGGCGGCGAATGGGCTGCGCGGCGAGGCCGAGTTTCGCGTTGGCGCGCAGGTGCTTGTGCTGAGGCCGAGCTTTTCGGCGCTGGTTGCGGCGGAGGGCGAGTTGGGGCCGCTGTTCGCGCTGGTCGAACGCGCAGCGGACGGGCGGTTGGGGCTGGGCGAGCTGGCTTCGTTGTTCTGGCACTGTGTGAAGGATCGGCCCGAGGCGCTGACGCGTGAGGCGGTGGGTGAGGCGGTTGTCGCGCAGGGGCTGGCGGCGGTGACCCCGGCGCTGCGCGTGCTGCTGGGGCAGATTTTGTCGGGGCGGTGAGGGGAGTCCTCCCTGTCGCGGAGCGATGGGGAGGTGGCAGCGCGAAGCGCTGACGGAGGGGCAATAGCGCAACGTCGCCGCCCCTCCACCACCGCCTGCGGCGGCGGTCCCCCTCCCCATGGCTTCGCCACAGGGAGGATCGATGTGACGCGAATTTGCATGGGTGATGCGGCCCTTTCCCTACTCGGTGTGATGGCGAGCGTGGCGGGGTGGCGGCCGGAGGATTTCTGGAATGCGACGCCTGCCGAGGTGCGGGCGGTGCTGGCGGGGTGGGTGGATGCGGGCAGCGATGCCGGTTTTGACGGCACCGCGCTCGCCGCACTGATGGAGCAATTTCCCGATGGATGAGATCGACGAGATGGTGGTGGCGGTGCGCGCCGATACCGGGGCATTCCGGCGTGACATTGCGGCGCTGCGCGGTGAGCTGGAGGGGTCGCTGGGGTCGGGCGCCGATGCGGCGGGGCAGGCGATCGAGCGCGCGCTGAGCCGCGCGATCGTGTCGGGCAAGCTGGGGTTCGAGGATCTGAAGCGACTGGCGCTGTCGGTGATGGCCGATATTGCGCGCGCCGCAATCTCGGGCGGAATCGGGACGGCACTGGGCGGCGGCGGGCAAGGTGGCGGCGGCGGGTTGCTGGGACTGAGTACGTCGATCGCGATGGCGTTGTTCGGGGCGCCGGGGCGCGCGACCGGCGGACCGGTGAGCGCGGGGCGGGCGTACCGGGTGGGTGAGCGCGGGCCGGAGCTGTTTGTCCCGACGTCGAGTGGGCGGGTCGAGGCGGCTGGTGGTGGCGGGGTGCGCAATATTGCGATCACGGTGAATGTGCGCGGTGATGCGGGGAGCGAGCCGCAGCGGTTGGCGCAAACCGGGCGGCAGCTGGCGCGTGCTGTCCGGCGCGCGGTGGCGAGTGAGGATTAGGGCGTGATTGCGTCAGACCAAAACACCGCCTTCCTTTCTACACATCGCGCCTCTTTGAGCGCGGTCAGCTGGTTGCCCCGATAACCACGTCATTGCGAGCGCAGCGAAGCAATCCAGAGTGTGCGTAAACCGCCCTAGATTGCTTCGCTGCGCTCGCAATGACGACGGGGTGAGTGGCGAAGCGGAGCCATCAGCCATGCGCGTGGCCGCCGGCGCCCACCCCACTGCACTAGCGAGCAAGCTCGCAAGTTTCGTTGCCCCTCCCCTGAAGGGGAGGGGTGGTACTGCAAACCAGAAAGGCGCGGGCGATGGGCTGGGCATTGGTGGCGGCGGCCGAGCCGCATCATCGCAAGGGGTGGCTGAAGCGGTTCGACCCGCGGTATTGGACGGTCGATTTTGCGCGGCCGATGATGGCGAGCGTGACCAATCCGGCGCCGCGGGCGCTGCGCGTCGAGGCGGTGTTTTATCGCAAGCAGGATCTGGCGGGGCTGATCTGGGAGGCGGAGGATCGCTGGGACCATCCGCTGCTGGCGTATGAGACCAAGCGCGATTTCCGCCGCACGCAGCTCAAGTTCCGATGGCGGTCGGGCGGGGTGAAGCCGCTCGATGCGCTGCACGGGCCGACGTTGACGATCGAGGGGCGCGATGCGAGCGGGGCGGCGCGGGCCTGGTATGTGCGGCTGTGGAATTATGCGGTCGGAACCCCCGAGGATGCGGTCGTCACGGTGGATTTCGACGCGCTGAATGGCGGGTTCCTGCTGCCCGGCGAGGCCGATCCGGTGTGGGCGGGCGATATCGACCGGATGTTCATCTCGCTGGTACCGCCGACTTACGACGGCGGCGAGGGGGTGCTGGCGGCGCCGGTCGAGGGCTGGGCCGCGATGAGCGACATTAGCTGTTCGGGGTCGGGGTCGGTGCTGGCGATCGGCGATGTCGTGCTGCCCGAAACGACGCTCGGCATGACCAACGGCTATGACGATTGCTATCATCTGACCCCGGCGCGGGTGGTGCGGCAGATCGTGCAGCTGGGCTATCGCGGCGACGTCGTCCATTATGTCGGGATGAGCCATTATATGCGGCTCGAAGCGCTGGGCGGCGGGTTCTATGTCAGTCTGGCGGGTGGGGTGCTTAACCGGCCGACGAGCGAATGGCACCGGGCGCTGGCTGCGGCGTGTGCGGCGGCGGGGCTGGGGCTGATCTGGTCGCTGTCATACGAATTGTTCGACGCTTATTGCTGGAACGACTGGAAGCAACGCGATGCAGGCGGCACACCGGCGCTGACCGGATGGGTGCCGCCGTCGACCCTGCTGTCGCCCGCCAATGCGGCGGCGATGGGATATTTGCAGCTGGTGGCGCGGGCGTTTGTCGCGATCGGGCGCGATGCGGGGCTGGCGGCGAAATTCCAGGTCGGCGAGCCGTGGTGGTGGGTCAATCCGGGCGGTCAAATTTGTGCCTATGATGGCGCGACGACGAGTGCGTTGGGGTCAACGAGCGTGGCGATTGCCGATGTGCGCGGGGCGTTGACGGCGCCGCAGCGGGCGATGCTTGATGCCTTGGGGGCGCTGCTCGCGACATCGACGGCGGCGCTGGTCGCGGCGGCGCGACACGAGGCGGGGGCGGCGGGGCTTACGTCGTACCTGCTGGTGTTCCTGCCGACCGTGCTCGATCCGGCTGCGCCCGAATTGCGGCGCGCCAATGTGCCGCTGGGGTGGGCGAAGCCGGCGTTCGATGTGTTGCAACTGGAAGATTATGACTGGGTGACCGCGGGACGCGGGGCGGAAACGGCGCCCGCGCGGACGGCGATGGTCGTGCGGCTGGGCTATCCGGTTCAGGAACAGCAATATTTTTCGGGCTTTGTCCTGAACGCTGAGGATCGCGGGCAGTGGGGGGCGATTGCCGATGCGGCGGACGCAGCGCGGCGGGCAGGGGTGGCGCGGGCTTTCGTGTGGGCGCTGCCGCAGGTGACGCGCGACGGCTTTGTGGCGTTTGACGGGGAGGATGATGTGCAGGCTTTCGATGCGGTGGATTTCCCGCTGGCGATCGGGCGCGAGGCGATGGTGGTGACCGAATTTTCGACCCAGATCGTCAGCTCGCCGTCGGGGCATGAGCAGCGGTCGAGCGAATGGGCCGAGGCGCGGATGCGCTATGACGCGGGGCCGGGGATACGATCCGAGGCCGATGTGCGGGTGCTGGCGGATTTCTTTCGCGCGCGGCGCGGGGCAGCGCGGGGGTTCCGCTTTCGCGATCCGTTCGATGCGAGTTCGGCGGTGGATGGGGGCTTGCCGAGTGCGGGCGATCAGATGTTGGGGGTTGGCGACGGGGTGCGGCGGCAGTTTGCGCTGGTGAAGCGGTACGGCGCCGGGGACGCTGAACAGGTGCGGGCGATCCGGTTGCCGGTGGCGGGCAGCGTGCGGGTGTCGGTCGATGGGCTGGAGACGGCGGCGTTTGTCGTGACGGGTGAAGGCGAGGTGCTGCTCGATGCAGCGCCCGCGGCGGGGGTGGTGGTGCGCGCCGGGTATCTGTTCGACATGCCGGTGCGCTTTGCCGAGGATCGGCTGGAAGCAAGCCGCGCGACCTTTCTGGCGGGCGAGATCGTCAGCGTGCCTCTGGTCGAGGTGCGGGCGCCATGGTGAGCTCGGGGGTGATGCTGACGGAAGCGCCTGACTGGCTGCGCGAGGAGCTGGTGACGCTGGCGTGGTGTTGGCGGTTGGCGCGGCGCGACGGGGTGGTGATCGGGCTGACCTCGCACGACCGCGACCTGATGGTTGGCGGCTTACTCTATCGCGCCGCGCCGGGGATGAAACCGTCGGCGCTGGAGACGAGCGACAGCCTGGACGCGGCGACAATGGACCTGGAAGGCGCGATTGCGAGCGACGCAATTGCGGTGCGCGACCTCGATGCGGGGCGCTGGGACGGGGCCGAGCTGGAATTGTTTGTGACCGACTGGACAGAGCCGGAAGCGGCGCCCGTGACGGTGGCGCGCGGGTCTCTGGGGGCGATCGAGCGGCGCGGGGCGGCGTTTGCGGCGGAATTGCAGGGGGTGACGCGGTCGCTCGACCGGCCGGTGTGCCCGGCGACGTCGCCGTCGTGCCGCGCAATGCTGGGCGATCGGGCGTGCCGGGTCGATCTGGCGCCGCTGACACATGTGCGGCGCGTGGTGGCGGTCGATGGGCGCGCGGTGACGCTGGATAGTGCAGTGCCGAACATGGCGTTCGGCGAGCTGTTGTGGATCGAGGGCGCGAATTGCGGGCTGGCGAGCCCGGTGATTGCGGTCGAGGGCGCGGTTTTGCAACTGGCCGAGGGGCCGGTGTTTGCGGTCGCAGGCGCGGTGCGGGTGCGGCTGACCGAAGGATGCGACAAGCAGCTCGCGACGTGCCGCGACCGTTTTGCCAATGCGATCAACTTTCGCGGCGAGGCGCATCTGCCGGGCAATGATTTGCTCACGCGTTATCCCGGTGGATGAGCTGCCCAAAAAAGATTGGGGCGCGCGCGCCTTTGTCCGCGCCCGGCGGCTGGTCGGGGCGCGGTTCCGGGCGCAGGGCTATGATCCAGCGACGGGGCTCGACTGTGTCGGGCTGGTGTGGGCGGCCTATGCGGCGGCGGGGCGGCGGCTGATCCGGCCGAGCAATTATCCGCTGCGCGGGTGGTCGGGCGGGCGGATTGCGGATGCGCTGGCGCGCGCGGGTTTCGTTGCCGTCGATGGGCCGGGGCAGAGCGGTGATGTCGCGCTGGTGGCGCTGGCCGCGGGGCAGTTTCATCTGATGCTGCTGGGGCCGGACCGGTGCGTCCACGCTCATGCCGGGCTGCGGCGGGTTGTCGAAACGCCGCTCGGTGCCTTTGGGGACGAAATCTCGCTTTGGCGGCTCGGTCGCGGCCCACCCCGCTGCGACTAGCCAGCAAGCTGGCAAGTCTCGCTGCCCCTCCCCTGAAGGGGAGGGGATGTTTCTCTATTTCGGGAGTGCGATCATGGCGACTTTGGTGCTGAGCGTGGTCGGCGGGATCGTTGGCGGGCCGGTGGGCGCGGCGATCGGCGCGGCGCTGGGGCAACAGGTCGATGCGGCGGTGTTCAAGCCGAAAGGGCGCGAGGGGCCGCGGCTGGCCGATTTGAAGGTGCAGGCTTCGACCTATGGCCAGCAGATCCCGCAATTGTTCGGGACGATGCGCGTCGCGGGCAGCGTGATCTGGGCGACCGACCTGATCGAGCGGCGCAGCAAGAGCGGCGGCGGCAAGGGGCGGCCGTCGGTCACCGAATATAGCTATGCGGTGTCGCTGGCAGTGGCGTTGTCGTCGCGGCGGATCCGGGCGATCCGGCGGATCTGGGCCGACGGCAATCTGCTCCGGGGGACGAGCGGGACGTTTCAGGAGCGCTGCATCTTTCGCTGGCATGACGGCAGCGAGGATCAGGCGGTCGATCCGCTGATCGCGTCGGCGATCGGGCCGGGATCGGCGAGCGGATTTCGCGGGCTGGCCTATGCGGTGTTCGAGGAGCTGGAACTCGGCGCATTCGGCAACCGCATCCCGTCGCTGACCTTTGAGGTCGAGGCGGATGCGGGGAGCGTCGATGCGGGGGTGATCGGCAATGCGTTGCTGGGCGAGGCAGGACGCTGTGTCGGGGAATGGCCGGTCGCGGGCTATGCGGCGTCGGGCGACCGGGCGCGCGATGCACTGGCGCCACTGTTCGAGGTTGATGGCGTGCGCGCCGTGAGCGGGCCGGATGGCTGGCAACTGGCCCCGGTGGCGCTGGCGGGGGCGCCGCTGGCGCTGGGCCGCTTTCGCGAGGCGCGGCGCGGTGAAGCGGCGCGCGATACCATCGAACGTCAGCGCGCGCCGCTCGCAGCGTTGCCGGGGTCGATCCGACTGCGCCATTACGAACCCGAACGCGACTATCAGCTGGGCCAGCAGGGCAGCGCGGTCGCGGGTGGCGGGGTGCGCGAGGAGCGGATCGAGCTGCCTGCGGTATTGCCAGCGCCGTCGGCGCGGGCGCTGGCGCAGCGGTTGGCCGCCGCCGCGGCCGATGGGCGCGAGACGCTGATCTGGCAGGGCGACCTGGCGGCGCTGGCGCTGCCGGTCGGGCGGATCGTGACGCTGGCCGACGGCAGCGCGTGGCGGCTGGCGGCGCGCAATGCGCGCGCGAATGAGGTTCTGCTGGAGCTGAGGCGGCATCAACCGGTGCCGGTCGCCGAGCTTCCGGCGGCCCCCGGCGTTCCGGTGCGGCCGCCCGACTGGCCCGACGCGGTGGGGACGGTGCGGCTGTTCGACCTGCCCAACGTCGGAAGTCCGGGCGCCGCGACGGCGCAGATATTGATCGCCGCGGCGGGAAGCAACGACGGCTGGCGCGGCGCCGATTGCTGGTTTGTTCCCGCGGTCGATGCCGAGCCGGTGGCGCTTGGCACGGTGCGGCCTGCAGCGGCGCTGGGACATTTGGCGGAACCGCTGGCGCCGGGCAGCGAATATCTGATGGACCATGGTCGGTCGGTACTGGTGACGCTGGTCAATCCGTCGATGACGTTGGAATCGGTTCATGACGCGGCGCTGTCGGCCGGGGCCAACCGGGCGATGGTAGCGGGGGAACTGCTGCAATTTGCGACCGCTGAGCCGGTCGGGGCGGGCGTGTGGCGCCTGTCACGGTTGCTGCGCGCGCGGGCGGGAACGGGCAGCGGGATGGCGCATCCCGCCGGCGCGCCGTTCGTGCTGCTCGACGATAGCGCGCCGATGCTGTTGCCCGAGGCGCTGGCGCGCGTGGCGGAAGGCGGCGGGGCGCGGTTGCAGTGGGCGCCGCGCGGCGGCTCGGCCATGACCGAGGTGGCGATCCCGGTGGGCGGCCGGGCGCTGTCGCCGCTCGCGCCGGTGCATGGCCTGATATCGCCCGATGGCGCGGGCGGGGTTCGCGTTGCGTGGCGGCGACGCAGCCGGGTCGACACCGGCTGGCGCGATCATGTGGACCTGCCGGTCGGCGAAGGCCGGGAGGCGTGGCAGATTGCATTGTCGCCGCCGGTTCCCGGCATATCGCCCTGGGAACGCGCGACCCCGGATCTACAGATTGCGGCGGACGTGCTGGCCGCGTTGCCGCCCGGCACGATGATCGCGATTCGCCAGGTCGGCGATTTTGCGTTGTCGCCGCCGTTGTCGTTGCCCCTGACATAA